TTTTGTTCTGTTACTTCCTGAAGAATCCAAAACTTCCAAGCTATTTGTATCAAGTTCTAGTAAGTTAAGAGCAGTTGTTTCTTCAAGTCTATCAACTCTCTTCTCAATCTTACCAATATCAGCCATTGTATAACCTTTGGTTTCAATGAACTGGTAATTCATGTCAGTTTCGTCGACAGTGTATGGATTCATTTTAACTCTGTAGAGTTCAAGTGAGTTTTCCGGAACTTCTTTAAACTTAGGTTCAAGTGAAGAGACACCTTGCAAGACTTTTAAATTTGATTTTTCATCAATAACAATTTTATCATATCTTGGTAGATAGTATGTTACATCTGCATTTACAACATCGGTGTTTTTCGGTAGTTCGTTAATACGGGCTGTACCACCAGTGAATGTAGATGAGATGTTTTGTGTAGGACGGAAGTCAATAAAGTTACGTAAGTCAATTGTTGTTCCATCGTTCAATGTGTGTGATGGAACATTAGCATAATTAATTCCTGAGTATGAATTGATTCCAAAGAAATCACCGGTTGCGCCATGAACAAAGTGTTTTACTTCCCAGGCAATATTACCAGAAACAGCTTGGCCACCTTTTAGAACTAGTCTACCTAATCCATAGTATGCATCTTTTTGGCCACCGTCAAGTGTAAACTTGTGAGAAATATCTGGACCACTTGCTGAATCTTCACGGATGTAGTTATAATCATAAACATCAACTAATTGAAGATCTACATATGATACGCCGTTGCCGTCTGAGTCCAGAGCAGAAATACCTGAAGTAGTTGTGTCTGTTTTTGATCTTGTTGTTGCAGCACCTTTATTAACATAAGTCAAAACTTCAATTTGTGAACTTGTCGGCGCGCCTGTAATATTAGCTGTAGTAGAACCAGAGCCTGAAATTGTAGGTGAAATAATAGATCCGCTCGAATCAACAGATGTAATCCAATCAGAAGTATTTGAAAATGTTTCGCCAGTTGCTGACAACGTTAGTGTAGCTGTACCAGTCGCATCGGTTGTAGCCAAAAATCTTCTTTGTACTTGGAAAGAAATATCATCTAAGTTTGAAGGTCTTTGTTCTGGCAATTCAAACAATAAGCTTTCATTACTCGCATCTTTCAATACAGCAATACCATTTTCTAAAACTAGCTGAGCATTATCTGTCGCTGAAGTGCCAATAGAACGAGAATCTCTAAAGTTAGACCCATTGTTCATTTGAATATTAAATAAGTATAGCCTATATGTTCCATCGCCTACAGCATCGACTGATCTTACTCTTGCACTACCAATTGTAGATCCTGAAGCGTATGTAGCATTGTTACGTAAGTTAACTTGAGCCATTTGGTGGATGTTTGGTATACCAAGTAAAGACTCTACAATAATATATGCGCCATAGTTAGCTGCAACTACTTCATTATTAATTGTTAGTGTATCTCTAGCTCTATCAACTTCAATAATGCTTGGCAACGCTTGATTTGCTCTATAACCATTTACATAAGCAGTACCTTCACTTACTTTTAAGTTTAAGATAGTGCTGTCTGTAGCATCGGAATCATAAGAAATATTGAAAGGTCTAACAATATAGTTACCTGATTCTTCTTTCGTACGTAATGCTAAAACATCATTGATTTTGTTATATTGGTCAAAGCCACTTACTGCATCAAGGATTACGGAGTTTCTAATTTTAGCAAGATATACAAATGTTTCGTCAGAATCGATGTCATCTCTTGTTGTAAGAATAAGACGTAGTCTATAACGATCTGCACCAGGCGCTGTAGTATTAGGAAGAGATCCTGAGTTATCATATAAACCTGAATCATCATCAGCTGTTACAATATCTTGTACAACTTTAAAACCGACTTCGACTGTTACACCTGGAGCATATTTAGAAATTACGATTGATTGCGGATTAGCATAAACAAATAATCCATTTATAAAGAAAGAACCAGCCGCTACTGAAAATTTAACACCTTTACCAACCGCTGGATTTGAGCTAGTATTTGTTGTTTGTACTGTTAAAACTGTACCAGTGTTAATACCAACAAGATCTTCACCTGGTGTTAGACGAATAGGTGTAGTTCCAGATGCAGCATTTAGTGTGTTTGTATATGTAACAAATAGTGTGGCTGGATCCGCGCCGACGGCCACAGCAGTATCAATAACTTTAACTCTTACGCCGGATGATTGACCAAGAAAGGTTTCTTCATCAATTGAGCCATCGGTTGGCATAGTATAAGTTGATGTATCTAGTTTAACAAACTCATACGCATCATTGAGTGTAGCACCGCCTGGTAATACTGATGCGCCTTCTTTAAAAATATTACGACCGAATCTTTCAATTTGTTTTTGGATGATTGTCTGCATCTGTGTAAGTTCACGAGCTTGCAGCGCACGACCCTTATTAAAAAGAATTCGTTGATAGTTATCACTATCGGCATAGTCATCTCTGTATCGAGTTTCAAAAATGTTTTCGGTGTACGTAATTGTCATGTTTTATCTACTCTTATAATTGGAGAATGATCTTGATGTCTTCAGTCTGGTTAGTTGTTCTTTCAACTGCTGTTCTGTTATCAATATATAGTACATCTCCTGAGAAAGGATCTACTTCAGAACTATCTGTTAAAGAACCAATTGTACCAGATCCTGAGCCATCAGACTCAGTAAGTGCTTCGCCTACAGTAAATGTACCGTATCCAGTTGTAGCATTTTGGTGATAATAAATTGTGTCAGAGTCGACTTCATCTACATATGCTTTTGTTCCAGATGTTCCACCAACAATTGTTTTATCAACGCTAAACGCCACTGAAGTAGCTGAAAGAGTAAGTGATCTTAAAGCATTTCCGGTGTCATCTGTAAAGTCTGAATCAGAGCCGTATTTCTTAGGATTTTTAATTAGTCCAACTTGACGGAAATCTTGTAGAACAATAAAGTCATCGGCTGAACCACTTACCTTTGTGTGAAGCATTAGTGCCGAAGATTTTAAATCATTTCTTGCATCAGCTCCAATTCCATCTTCATCTGAAAGAACGGCTCTTGCAGTAGCACCTGTGCCACCACCACCGGTAATTGAAACTTGCGCATAGTCATATCCAGTTGGATATGCTAATGTTGAAGAATCATTGTCAAACTCGATTTTAGCAACTGCACCTGTATCTGAATCGATATAAGCTGTAACAGATCCGCCTGAACCATTTCCAGTAATTGTTGCTGTTGGACGAGAAGTATAACCTGATCCACCATCAGTTACAACAATAGACGTAATCATTCCACCAATTGCTGTGTCTTGAATTTCTTTATGTTTGTTTTGAATACCTGAAGCATCAGAATCAAGTTCACCAATAATTTTGCTTACAGGCATATAGTTTGCTGATAAGAAGTAATTTGCTTCCAAAGCTGAAATAGTGTAAATGAATTTCCAAACGTATCCATCTGCTGTTTCAAACGCTTCATTATTAGAACCTGTTGGTTCGACAGTTGAAGCCACAGTATTACCGTCCGCATCTCTACCAGTTCTTAAGCATACAAAGACATGATAGTTTTGGTTCATTACGTAATGTGCTGGAGAAGCATACCCAACTTGCGTATCATCATACTGAGCATATGTAGTACCAGTTGTCCAATTTACACGTGGAACAACAAAGGAAGTAGATGTAATCTTTTTAATTGCTTGTAAGCTTTCTCTAAACTCACGGATTTCAGACGCATCATTCAATGGTGTCGGTGCAGTATCTGAGCTATCCCAATACTCAGCTCTACCTAGACCAATGTAGTACGTATCGCTTGAATCATTAATACCGTCAATGATATCTTGAACGATACTCTTTTTAAATTTATCAGTAATTACTGCTGTCATTCTAACTGTCCTTAAATTGTATGCTTATCACAATTTATTTTCTATTATTTATATTAAGAAGAAGGATAATACTCGTAAGATGCCTTCGCGAGATCATAAATTGATGAATATGTTTCATTAGCGCTATCAATTGTTAGGCTAGCGATATCGCGGATTTGCATATTTGGTTCCAATCTTACAGTAAAGATTGTTTGACTACTATCTGCATTTCTATCTGTATATGACGAATCTGTTTCCAACAAGCCATTCATATTGTGCCAAATGAAGTCTTGATCAGAATCACCAGAAACGTATGAGGTTGCACCCATTGTTTGGATGAGAGTTGTGTCAGACGATGTTGTAAGTGTACCAAGAAGAGATACTGTGGTTTCAAATGTTATTTCACCTGCGTCTGAATCAAGTTTAACAAGCGGCGCTGTAAGAAGATTTGTTTGTGTTGTTTGAATAAGTACTTCTGCACCTAGATAAAAACCACCAGGATGAACAAACTTACGATATAAGTTACCCCAAGTTGCATAGGACACTGGAGCTTTTACAAGTACTGACAGAACCTGATATAGTCCTCCATCTTGTAAAACATCAAGGCCATCAATACCTAATTCTGACTCACCAACAATGAATAAGTTTTCTTTAGGATATTCTATCTCTACGTCTTCACCGAAGAAAGCTCTAAAAAAACCTTGAGTTGAATACTTTGTACCTTTAACACGGAAAAATTCTGCAAAGTTACGAATTACTTCTCTTGGTGTTGTAAACTGAGTGTGTGAAATACCTAAAGCAAGTTCTTTAAACATTAAATCTAGTTGAGATAGCGTATTATCTTCAACATCACGGATCGTATATAAATCTTTAACTAAATCGCCAAAGTTTTCATCACTATCTAAATTGTCATAATACGCTTCAAGAAACGTAATAAAATTAGGATATTCCGCAACAAAATATTCTGGTAAAACTTCTTTTACCAGACTTCTTTTCATAGATATGGGTAAGCGGTCTAAATCCCTAAGCGTTTTCATTATAGCGTGACTTTCGTATTCTGATCATCTCTTAGCGCGATTGATTTTAGTTTACCTTCATCTAGATTTATAATGTAATTACGCAATGGTCTAATCACAGCTTGGTTAGCAGGTGTGACTGTAAACTTAATGTAAGTGTTATTGCTTTGGACCGATAATGCAGCTAAAGCATCAATTTTAACTTCACCAGTTGTATTTTTATATGAACCAATATTGTCAGAAATAACTACACCAGTTGTAGCATTCACGAGTTCAAGCTGAGTAGAGCTGAGTTTATTTCTCACATATACTAATACGCCATTTTGATTTGTAAAGTTTTCTGATTTAACTACATAATTTTCGTCATCAGGTAATGCGATAGGTACTGGATAGTTTAAGTCATAAGCCGCAAGTGTTGAGCCAAATGTTGGCGATAAACGCAGTTGAACGCCTACGTCCATTTTAGAAGATAGAACAGCGGTGTCTAAATCATCAATTGAACCTAGTATTTGAGATCTTCTAAATACTTTACCAAACCCTTCAAGGTTGTCACTAAAGTAATTAATGATTCTACTTCTCACTCTTGATTCCATGTTTCCAGCAGTTAAGCCCGTAAGATCAGGATCATAGTCAAAAGAAGTCGTCAATTCTAAATACACATTTTCAGGATCTACAAACTTAGGTGTAATAGAAGTAACTGATAGGTTATCGGTTAACTTTGTTTGAATTTGATTTTTAATTGTAGTTTGAGATGCTGATGATACTCCACTAGCAAACTGTAGACTAATGTAGACTTTACCATAATCAATAGGAATGTTTTCATCTCCACCCCAAGCTTTAACACCGGAAACAGAAGAGAAGTTAGAAAGGATTAAACCTTCATAATCTAAAGGTGTTACCAATCTTTGTTGAGAAGCAAACGCAGTTGGAGCAGTTTGTCTAATTGATTCAATAGTTTGTTTTGGTGCACCTGAAACTGATTTCGATAATGTAAGAACTGTTTGTGGATAATCAGTTCCATCTGCTGTAATATCTTCGCCTGCTGTAAATGAAGAACTACCATTTGCATCAGCGCCATCAGTTCTTAAATATGTAACTACAATTTTATTTCCAACTTCAGGTGCTTTACCATATGTAACACCATCTCCAAAGGTAAGCTCATACTGACCATTCGGTGCTTCTCTGAGCTTATAATATGTTGAACTTGCGTTAACTGTTACAGCTTCAGTAATTTTTGTGTATTCAGTATATGATGATGAGGTTGTTGAATCGTATACAAGAACCTTTGCCGTTGCGGTGTCAATGTTTTCATCTGGAATAATGTAAACTTGATAATCATCAGTCGCACCAACATAAAATGTTTTATTTACAATCTCACCTTGATAAGCTAAGATTTCTTCTTCACCATCTTCGTTTTTAAAAGTATAAATGCCAGTTCCATCATCACTTGCTTCATATTCTTTAAGTGTATAGAAGGTGTATGATGTTCCATCAATAGTTGCACTATAAGAAGAATTTTCTGGTAAAGTAATAGTAGTTGGTTTAGGTGTTGCTGAAGTTAAATCTGCTGAAATTTTAAGTGAAACTTGAGCAGCAGTCTTCGATCTTAAATTTAAACCTAATGATTCTGCATGGGCTACGACTGAACTTCTTAACTGAGCGGTTGAAAGAAACGCTTCATTTAAAGCAAAGTTAGCAACTAACCCATTGAAGTGTGTATTATAAGCTAGAACATCAAGAATATTTGATAGACCAGATGCTTCAAAGTCATAGTCAGAGAATTCATCTTGATTAGCAAGATAAGTTTTTAACTTATTTTTAATATTCTCAAAATCAAGAGCTGTTGAAGTAATATTTGTGGCCATGTTATCTTAACCTTGATATTGCTGTTTCTAATATTACAATCTCTTCAGTGTTCACTACTTGGAACTCTATACGAGCTGAGATTGAATTTCTTTCTGGTTGTCCATTTACAACTACATCTATGATTTTAGCTCTTGGCTCATAGTACTCAATAGCACTAATGATATTTTCCCTAGCCTCATCGCTAATATCATCTCCGACTAATTCAAACAACAAGCCTGAGATATCACCGCCAAAGAAAGGCTCAAATGGTTTTTCATAGAAGTTAGTCATAATTAAATTTTTCACTGCTTGCTTTACTGCAGCAGCGTGAGTTTTTTTATAGACATCGCCTGATGTTTTAATATCAAAAGAAAGATCTATGTCACTGTAGTTTGCACTACGTGCGGAGATGATACTTACATCACCTAGATTTTTATCTTCCTTTGCAAAGGACTTG